GCTGTTTCGAGCAGTGCGGGCCTCACTTCTTTCCCAAAGCGTATCTTCACTATCGGCCAAATCCAACTCCGTTTCCACAAAAAATCTTCCAAATCCGAGGGTTTTTTCTCTTGACATTTCGCCCCAGATGACAGCAGATGGCAGATGGAGGCTATGGTAGGAGGCCCTGTTGGGCCGGAAAATAGGTGTCTCTGTGAAAGGAAGTCAACATGCGGTCATTTCTCGCGGCAATCCTGGTCATGGTAATCCTGTGTGTCCTGTGTTCCACGATCTACGGCGGCGAGGTCCCGCCGCCGGACAACAGCATTTCTCTCGTCGGTCTGGCGAGCGACGATATGGTCTCCGGGCGGCTGCTCTGGGGCGATGGCGGCCGAGTCCAGTTGGGCGGCGACGTGACCTGGATGGATGGCATTGCGGCTGAGGAGGTCGAGGGCTGGCGATTTGCTTTTGTGGGGACCTATGCGTTGATTGACGAGGCTCCACTGGTATTACCCCTGGTCGGTGAGCTACCGGCGACGTGGTACATCGGTGGTCTCGGGGGTGCCCTGGTGCCCACAGAGGGCGAGAGTGATGGCGATTGGGATGCGACTGCGGCCCTGCTCACAGGATTTATCCTGGGGACTGATCGAGCCTGGATCGGCGCGGAATACCAATATGCCCTCACGGATGATCTATGGTCCGAGCTTGCCGACATTCCGGACGAATCAAGGCTGCTGTTCACCATGGGCCTGCGATTCTGAGGAGTAGGGTATGGGTATTCTCGGATCAATCGCGGTCTCGTTGGCCAAGCGGCTTGTTCCGAGCCTGGTCTGTGCCTATTTCACCCGGGAGCGAGGCGAGGCTCACAGAGAGGGGGATCGGCTCAGATGGTGGGGATTCTCCGAGCGGGCGAAGCAAACCAAGACCAAGGCCGACGATTGCATTGCAGTTTATCTCAAGGCCCGCTGCAATTTCCACGACAGCCCCGAGACCAAAGCCAATGCCACGCTCACGGAGCGGGCGAGATTGCACGGCAATCATCCATGAGGGGATCGGAGTATGAGTGCAGAGGGTAGCAAAGCGGTGGAGGAGGCGGCAAGGCATTATGCGGCGGCGATGGCTGGTTGCCCGGTGCCGTCGCAAAGATGCTTGATCGGGCGCGCCGTGAATGGCGGCGGAAGGTGTGAGGGATGAAGACCAAGACCCAACGCAAGCGATCACCCGCAAAGCGTGTTTCGCTACCTCAGCTCTCTGCCGAGTGTCCGAGATATGCCCCGTGTCCGGTGCTGCGTACCGCCCAGCGAGAGCTGGATGAGATCGAGGCTGCGCTCTGTATTACCGTCCGTAGGATCACGGATTTACCCGCCCACGGGTATTTCTCAGAGCAATATGCAGAGTGCCGAGGTATCGCAGAGCGGCTGCAATCTGAGTGCGATGGAGTATTGAGTGAGTTGAGAGGGATGTTATGAGCACTACAGCGAGGCAAAACGGCAAGCATCCAGGCGGACGACCTCGGACAAAGAGCCCTGCGGTCATTACGCCTGAGATGCGCAAGCGGATTGAGGAGATGGCGCGGGACCAATGCAAGGACCTGACGATTTCTGGAGCATTGGGGATTGCTGACGATACGTTCAAGCGTGAGTTTGCAGAGATCACACACAAACAGCGATGTAAGGGCAAGGTCGAGCTGCACAAATTGCAGACCAAACGGGCGCGTAACGGCTCCGACACGATGCTGATCTGGCTGGGTAAGCAGCATTTGGAGCAGAAGGATAAGCAGGATATCGCGCATAACGGCACGGTCAACCTTCATGTGGTCTCGTACCGGGATGCAGAGAGCGCTGGTTTTAACCCTGATGGCAGCGCAAAAAGTAAAACTGATTTAACAAAAGTGCCTGGAAACACGGGGTGATACAGGTTGGGTTTTACATTTTGATGGCGATATCAGGCATCGACATCACGCTGCCCTACAAGTTCACGCCTCGGGACTACCAGATCCCGTTTTTGCGGGCGATGGACAACGGGTGCAAGCGGGCGGTGCTGGTGTGGCACCGGCGGGCCGGTAAAGATAAGACGACTTTGCAGGCCATGATAAAGCGGTCTGCGGAGCGGCCGGGGGGTTATTACTACTACTTTCCAACCGGATCGCTGGGTCGCAAGGTGATTTGGGAGGGCAAGGACAACGAGGGGATGCCGTTCCTGGACCACTTCCCGCCGGGTTCGATCAAGCGGAAGAATGATACCGAGATGCTGGTTGAGACAGTCTGGGGGGCTCATTTCCGCATTCTGGGCACGGATCGATTGGACGTAGTGGGGACGAATCCGGTAGGTTTGGTCTTCTCCGAGTACAGTTTGCAGGACCCTCGGGCCTGGCAGTTGGTGCAGCCGATTCTCCGGGCGAATGACGGCTGGGCGGTTTTCTGCTACACGCCGAGAGGCCGCAACCACGGCTATACTCTGTCGTGCATGGCCAAGTCCAATCCAGCGGAGTGGTTCTGTCAGGCGTTGACGGTCGAGGATACCGGAGCAATACCGGTGAAGGAGATTGAGTCTGACATTGCCCGTGGGATTATCAGCCGGCCCTTGGCTCGGCAAGAGTATTGGTGTGATTTCAGCCTCGGGCAGGAGGGGTGTTACTACGCGACTCAATTACAGTGGCTTGAGGAGCACGGCCGGATCACCACGATAGAGCATGACCCGCGGTATCCGGTGTTCACGACATGGGACCCTGGTTTTACGACGGCAATCTGGTTCTGGCAGCCTGCGCCGGTGGGCTTGTGGCATATGTTGCGGTACTACGAGGCATCCGGGCAGGACATGGGGCAATATGCGGTTCTGCTGGATTCCTACAGGGACGAGTACCGTTACCGCTACGGTCAGCACTTCGCCCCGTTCGACGTGGACAACAACCAGTACAGGCTCGTGGCTGCTGAGGGGCTCAAGGAGATTGCCTGGCGGGCCGGAATTCGGTTCACGGATATGGAGATGGAGCGGAGCGTCGATGCCGGGATTGAGCGGACGCGCGAGTTCATGCGGTCCTGTGTGTTTGATGAGGACGGCTGCCGGGTAGGTCTCTCGCGGCTGTCTGGCTACGAGCAGGCGATCAACAAGGGTATGAGCACGCCGGACCAGAATGTCTACCTGGCTGGACCTGCCAAGAACGGTTGTGAGCATGGTGCCGATGCCTTCCGTTACGTGTCCAAGGCAGTTCGTTTGGTCAATCCGGATCGGTTCCAGGACCAGTACGGGCCACAGAGGATCATTGCAACTTCCCGCCGGCAGAAGTTGCCGGTGATGCACAGGATGGGGTTCTGATATGAGGAGGAAGGAGATGGCGGGGAAATGAAGAGGGTGCCGAAGGATCTGTGCGTGTGCCACAAATGCTGGGGGGGCATCGCACATAGGAAGCGTTCAAGAGCACCCCAGGAGATACATTCTTGGAGTTAAGAACCTACAAGACGATGTCCGAGGGCCAGCAGATCGAGCTGATGGCGCAGCTCTCTGAGTGGCGAGGTGTGGCGGAGAGCGGCTGCAAGGACGCTTTGGAGTCTATGCGGAAGTGCGAGGACTTCAACAACGGGGACCAGTGGGATTCCGCGCTCAAGGCTGATTTGGAGGACCAGGGCAAGCACGTTGCCACGATCCCCCTGATTCGGCCGCAGGTCAACCAACTTGTGGGCAACGTCGTTTCCAATCCCAAGGACATCCATGTCACCAACACGCACGGGGGGGCGAAGAGCATTGCCGATCTCAAGACGGTGGAGCTCAAACATGCGATGGAGTCCAATGACGGGCTGAATCTAATGGCTCACTGGTTCCATCGGGGTGTCATTACGGGCCGGGGCTACCTCTGCTGGATGATGGACTATTCCCAGGACCCTATTCACGGTGATCTGCGGATTCGGCTCTTGCCGGAGATGGACTGTCGGTGGGACCCGACGGCCAAGAGTTACGACTTCAATGGGACTTGTGGGGGCGGGGACGCGGCGGGGTTTTTTTTCTTCGATGAGTGGGTCTCGCAGGAGTGGGCGGAGAAGCGATGGAAGGAGGCGACGGACCGGTTCTCGCTGACCGGGGGCTCGATGGGCACCTTCGGCCGGGTCTACGACAAGGTGACGCAGTTCCTTTATGACGTGATCGGCAAGGGCGGCGAGCGGTTCAGTAGTCGCAGTACGATTACCGAGGCCGATTACTCCGCGACCCGGTATCGGTTGCAGCATTGCTGGTGGATGGAGTACGTGGACTGCTGGTACTGGTACGACGCCCGTCGGAGCGAGATCGAGCCGGTGATCGTGTGGCGGAAGCAGGACATCCGTCGGGCCAAGAGGGCGACGGAGCGGAGCCCCGAGGTCTTCGGGATGATCCGCAGTACGGTCAGGGTCATGCACCACACGCTCAGTATCGGGGACCAGTTCTTGGAGGACTGGGTAGACGAGTTTGACATGGCCAAGGCCAATTTGTCGGCCTACCCGGTGGTTCCGTATTACCCCTCGCATACCTGGGGCCGGACGGCGGGTGTCGTGGAGGACATGATCGGCCCGCAGGAGAGTCTGAACTGGTTCCGCAGCTACGTCATCAACCATCTCAAGCTCTTGCCGAATAGTGGGTGGATCATCGGGCAGGATATCGACGGGTACAGTGAGGTCTTGAAGGCCCAGACCGGGCAGGCGGCCCAGGTGATCGACCGTTCGAAGGCGGGCGGGTACATCGAGAAGGTGATGCCGACTCCGTTTCCCGCGGGTATGGACGTCATATCCGACAAGGCCAAGCTGGAAATCCGGGAGGTTTCGAATGTCCGCACGGAGGCCCCGGAGCAGGACACGGCGGAGATGAGTGGCCGGGCGATCCTGGCGAAGCAGGCGAACGCCCACACGGGCGTGGCGCCGTCGCTGGCGAATTTCGACTGGTCGATGAAGATCTTCGGCAAGGTGGGGGTGGATATTATCACGTGCTCTCAGGTCTACAGTGACGATGAGATCAAGTCGATGGTGGAGGAAAGCCAGCTCCTGGACGATGAGATGTTGCACGAGGCCCGGAGTCTGGTCTGCATGACGTTGGAGCTTCCGTTCCCCGAGGAGCCGCCCTTGCCGAACCCGGAACTGGTACAGCAGACGAGTTCGCAGTCCCGGCAGGCGTTAGAGGGGATGTACGCCTCGGAGCGACAGGCGTATGACGTGCTGATGGCGCAGATCGATGCCCAGGCCAAGCCGCTGGCGATTCAGGCGTTGATCGATGCGAGCCACAATCCGATCGCGGGCAAGTACACCTGCACGGTGTCTCTGAGTCCGTACAGCGTTTCGGCTCGGCTGTCGCAGATGGCGAGCCTGCTGGAAACGAATGAACTGCTGGTCAAGGGCGGGTATCTGCCGTTGCCGGAGCGGGACATCATCGAGGCCAGCGACCTGCCGCACAAGCAGCGATTGTTGCAGGAGAGGGGGTACGCGTGAGACGGTTCCCACAGTTTGATGAAGGGGACTTCCCCAACCCGGAGAAGGAGTAAAACGGATGCCCTGGACAGAATCGAGTTTCAAGAAGCACAACCAGTCGGCGACCCCGGCCCAGTTGAGGGCAGGGGCGAAGGCGGCCAATGCGACTCTCAAGCGGACCGGTGATGAGGGCCGGGCCGTCAGAGCGGGTAACGCGGTGATCCGCAAGATGAGAAAGGGCAAGTGAGATGGAAAATGACATCCGTACCCCACACGTATCGACTGGCCGCCAAGTACGTTCGGAATCGCGAGCGTGCTGCTGAGTGTGCGAAGAAGCAGAACGCGCGGTGCAGGGAATGCTGTATGCGGGCGACGTGTTCTGTTTTGGCTGCTTGGTGGAATGCCGATAGGGTCTTGTCGATTGCTAACAGTGTTAGATGAAGCAGAAGGTTGTCGGGAGATACCGGCTTGGTGATGAGAGGGTCCAGTTGGTCCTGCGGGAAGGCAACGGCGGGGACTTTTATTCGCAGCCGGGGGACATTCCGTATCCACGGATAAAGATCGGGGTGGAAGAAGGAGAATCGATGAACCAACCAGAGTTGTCCCTTTACGAGTTGATCCAGCGGCAGAAAGTGATTGACGACGAGAACGAGATGGCCGCCGAGCAACAGATCTATGACGAGATGAATGCTCGGTTTGATGATGAAAGGATAGGGGATGCTCTTGTGTTGTGTCTGCGGTGAGAAGTTGAGGGCCAAGCAGGTCCGGTTCGTGCAGAGCGCCGAGGGCAAGCGGCCGGTATGCGAGTTGCACGAGGCGCGGGTCAAGGAGATGTTCAAGAAAGGCAGTTCATGGTCACGGCCATCGTGAAGAAATCCTGCCCCTGGAACCGGGACGACCTGTTGAAAATGCAGAACGTGGGCTTCACCGAGGAGTTCAAGCTCAGGGCCCCGATGGAGCAGGTCCGGACCCGCCGGCAGACCGCTGAGGAGCGGGATGAGATACTCAGACGTATGGACATCGTGCTCTGGGACTATCAGGACCGGTGTCCTCAGTGTAATCGTGTTCGCGAGAAAGAGCAGTTGGCGGCCCACGGCGGCCTCTGCGAGATGTGCAGTCAGGAGAATTGACATGGCGATTATGGATGACCGGCCCCCGGCCGACCCGAACAAGCGACGAGAGTGGGATGAGGCGCAGGAGAAACTGGCGAGGACCCGCGCCGACCAGCAGCAGGCCCAGGCCCGCGCCGCAGAGGAGACGAAGCGCAAGGCGGACATCGCCCAGAGAGACGCCCGGCAGATTGCGGCTAAGCACAAGGCCCGCGACCGCGAAGAGCAGCGGACCCTCACCGAGCGTGAGCGTCGGCGCCAGGAATACCTGAACACGCCCCTAACGCCCGAGGAGCAGGCCAAGCTCGAACGGATGGAGGTCGCGGCGAACCAGGCGGGCAACCCGGACCCGGACATGATGCGGGACCTGTCCGACTACCGGATCCGGGCCAAGGTGTCGGAAAAGAAAGACGAGATTTTCCCTGCCGGCGGATAGGTCACGGAAAAATAGGGTATCTACGGGAACCGGCGTCCGGCCCAGGCGGTGACGGTGCCGTGTGCGTCTTCTATCCCACGAAGGGGGGGACGCCTCTTTTATGATCTGGATATGGAGAACGACAATGAAGAAGAAGACAGTGATCGTGATGGTATTGCTGGCGGCGTTGGCCCTGGTTCCGGTCGTGGCGCAGCAGAAGGCGGCCCCCCGGCCCCTGATGGGCTTCCTGCATAAGCCGACGGACGAGTTTCTGGCGACCTACGCGACCGAGCCGACGGGCCAGGTCTACCTGATCTTCACGATTGCCGAGATGGACGTTCAGTTGCGGCAGCAGCGGGCCCAGATTGCAGCCCTCGCCCAGCAGGTGGCGGAGTTGAAGAAGAGCCCTCCGGTGGATGCGGTGACGGCCCCGATTGACGGAGAGCCGAAACCGTGACACCGGAGAACCGCAAAACGCTTTCGCACCTACTGCGGCAGATCGCCCGGCTGTTGGGTATCGACAACGGCCACGTCCGGGTGGATTATCACGAGGGCGAGCCGAAGGTGGTCGAGCCGACGCCGGTGATCCGGCTGGCAGGACCCAAGGAATGAGCCAATACCTATGCATAGGTCACGACGTGAATGGAGGTTACGACTGTGTCCTGACCTCTATGAATGGCGCACGGGAAACGATGCGATCGAAATGGCTTTGCTGCAAGGATAAAATCTACTTGCGGCCGTTCAAGATCACGATTGTGGACCCAGACTTGTTTCGTAGGATCGAATCGGTGATCGCCGAAGTCCTTCAATCGGTTGGAGAACAGTACCCCGATGACGTAAGGAGTTTCTATTATCAGGGTCGGACGATTGAGCATCCAACGCAACAGGACTTGTCGCGGTGGCTGGAAGACGGCATGGAGATCAACGAACTACGCTGGCGCGGGGTGGCCCTGCATGTTGATGGTTCCAGAATAAGATGGTCTGGTGATCCCGGTGATTATATGGAGTTCCCAGCCCCTGTCACGTCGCTCACGAAACACCCCCGAAAGGATGACGTTGTCGTTACGCTTGCGAACGGAAGATCATATTGTCTTGCGGGCACGAACGATCCGATGTGTCCCTTCCGTGCGGAGGAGATGCCCAAGGATGCCTGATCGGAACAACTGAATACTGAGCACCGGACACGCTTACCGAGCCCCGGATGACCTTCTCGCAAGGTCTCCGGGGCTTTTTTCATTTCCGGCGGTCGTGAAGACGTTCACGGACCTCCGGTTTCCGCCTGGGTCACGCGGCAAGGGGCCCGACGCCTTTCCCCGACGGCGTAAAGCCGGGGTTTCCGCCCAGAGGGCGGCGGTCAAAGTCCTCCCCCTCCCGTGGGGGCGCCACGAGGTTTCCGGCTTACGGGGCCGGCAAGGAGTGTTCGTTATGGCAGCGTTTGAAGACAAACCCATAGAAATTGACGTGAATGATTTGACTGAGGAATTGTTCGAAGAGACTGGTGTCGAGCCGGAGGTCGAAGAGACTCCCGTCGAAGAGCCCATTGCACCGACCGAAAAGCCGGCCGAGGAGCAGCAGGAAAAGCCGGCCGAGGAGCAGCAGGAAAAGCCGGCCGAGGAGCAGCAGGAAGAGCCCGCCGAGGAAGCGGAGCCTGTGGAAGAGCCCAAGAACCGGCCCAAGGGCAAGGTCGGGCCGCTGTCAGCCACGATCCGTCTGCAACGGGAGAACCGCCAACTGCGCCGCCGTCTGGTGGAGCTGGAGGCGGCCAGGCAGATCCAGACACAGGCTCCTAAGGAAGAGGATCAGGCCGAACCGAGTCCTCTTGAGAACTGGGCTCAGAAGAACGCCGAGGCTCTCGCTCAGGATCCGGACCTGTCCGTGCCCGCCAAGGTCCAACTGGAAGAGCGGAAGTGGCAGCAGGACCATACCCAGCGCCAGACGGCGCGGGCGACGGTCCGGCAGGAGGCCACGGACCGGGCGACGAGTATCGCTCAGGCCAAGGCCCGCTACGACTCTTCCCAGGTTGGCGACGTGCTGAGCTTCGACAGTATCGTGGCGGCGGGCCTGTCCCTGCTGACCCCGGAGGACGTGCGCGACATCAATGCTGTGCCCGGCCGGGCGGGCGAGAAGTCGTACCGCCTGTGCCTGAACCGGTTGCGCGAGTCCGATCCCCAGGTCCGCAAGGAGATCAACGATGCCCTCCGCGCTCGACGCCAGTCTCCCGGAAAGCCTCAGTCTGTAACCAAACCAATCAAGTCCGTCCAGACGCGCGAGCAGATTCTCAAGAAGCGGCCCAATCGGGACGTGTTCGGACTCTACGCGCGCCCGGCCGGATGACAGACAAGGAGTAACAGAGTATGGCAGATACGAGTTTTGCATTCACAGATCCGCGTGCCCAAACCGTATGGGCCCCAGATACGTTCTACGATGCCTTCATGCTGATGAGATTGCAGCCCCTGATCGGCACCACGGAAGATGATGTCATTCGGATCAACAAGGACCTGAGAGCCAAGGCGGGCGGGACCGTCGTCTTCGAGTGTGACGACGAGTTGGCCGGCGCCGGGGTGGGCGACGATGGCGATACCACCAACAACTCCCAGCAACTGACGATCAAGAACCAGTCCGTGACCGTCCACACGCGGGCGACCCGGACCCAGGCCGCCGGTATGCAGTCCCTGCAACTGACGAGTCTTAAGGGCGTCGAGGCGTTCCGCCAGCGGTCCAAACGGCACCTGTCCAAGTGGCAGGGCCGCGTCATGGACCTGGACCTGCTCGGCAGTTTGACCGGGGAGTACAACGAAAACTACTCCGCCGCCGCCGTTCAGACGATCAACGAAGTCTACCCGTCTTCGACCCGGATTCTCTATCTGGGCCAGAGCGTCGGGAGTACTCCGGACCTGGACAACAGCGGCGTGTCCTACGCGACCGACGCTTTGCTCTCGGCCGCGACCCAGTCGGACAACCTGTTCGGCACGCTGGTCCTGCAACGGGCCCGGCGCATGGCCGTGATGGCCAGTCCGCGGATGCGGCCGGCCAAGTTCCGCCAGACACCCGCCAGTCAGGAGAAGAGCGTCTTCTTCGAGCCCCAGGGCGGCAAGCAGGGCAAGATCATCGGCGACTTCTTCGTCGTCTTGGCCTCGCCCTACCAGATCGAGTCCATGCGTTCGGAGATCGGCGCGGCCGGGTTCAATACGATGATCCAGAACGCGGCGGCTCGGGGCAACGACAACCCGATCTTCACTGGGGCCGCCATCCCGTTCCTCGGCATGATCGTGTGTGAGTGGGAACAGATCCCCTACCGCACCGGTGCGGGCAAGACCACGCTGGCCGAGGGCTTCCTGCTCAACGCCGGCCGTACCGCCACTTCCGACCCGGTTGCCAACACCTACAGCATCGCCCGGGCCCTCCTGCTCGGGGCCAATGCGGGCATCTTCTCTTGGGCCATGCCGTTCGGCTGGTGGGAGGACGTGTACGATTGCAACAAGCCCATCGTGAAGACGGAAGGAATTTACGGCTGCAAGTGCAATTGCTGGAACGCGAGTGGCGGCACTGATGCCGGTGCCGAAGTGTCCAGAATTGCAATAGATACGCACATTGTGATATGATTCATTGCATATCTAACGGATGCTTCTTATGCTCCATAGCATGACAAAGACGGCACAGAGGAATGACATCAAGGGCATGTTCAGGGCTATATCCATTGTGATGGCGCCCGTCAAAGACAGGTCTGCCGCAGGGTTGGCATTTCTGCGTTCTGGCTGGGGGTATCGCACCACGGATCAGAGCAAGATTGAGATCAAGGTGGGCGCGGTAACGTTCTTGGCAGCGTCTTCGATAGAATTCCTCCACCGGCTTTTCCTCGTGACACTTGGAGCAGGTCTTCGTTACGATGATGCTCGACAGGGACAACTCCCATCCAGTTGTTCGCGGGTGAATCGGGGGCCGGGGCACAACCCGGCCTCTGATTCTCATTCTATCGTACCCATCCCATCTATCAATTCTCTTTTCCGGAGATTCTCTTCGGATTCATTCCTTAAAGGAGTTTTTCTATGAAACGCACCCTTCTCTGCACCGCTCTGCTGACCCTGATCTTCGGATCAGTGGGCTACGCACAGCGCGGCTACGTCCGTCACGACCTTCAAGTCAAGAACGAATTGGGCTTGATCGTGACGGACATCACTTCGATTACGATTTGCACCAAGGATACGACCTCGGCACAGACGATCTACCAGAATGTCCTATTGAGCACGGAGGTCACGAACCCGATCACGACCACTTCGACGAACACGACCCTGGCCCAGTCGCTGGGCTCGTGTTACTGGTACGGGATCGACAGCTACGACGTGACACTGATCAGCACCACGTACGGGACCATCCACCTCAAGGGCTATTCGGCGTCCATCAGTACGGTCATCATTCCGACGTACTGGTCGGGCTCGCAGTCTCAAGCGACCACGGACGCTCAGTCTCTCTCGCTCGGCTCGGACGCCGACTGGGTATTGCAAGGCGGGGCCACGGCTGACCGGCTGACGATGACACCGACTACGGACGGCGCTACGCTCTACTTCGGCAGTGCCACGCGGCAGGCCGATCTGACGTGGTTCTCCGGGACGGGGACCACGTACATCGTCTGGGACGAGAGCG